GTGCGTATCTACGAATTTGACCACTACCCCCCAAACTGGGCCTGCATTTTCAAAAGAACCTAAGGTGGAATTCCTACCCACCTCTTATAATGATGAGCTGCACCCTTTATGGGAGTGCCTTCGGCAGTTTCTACACGTGCAAGCCTTCATGGGCCGCATCCGCGTGCTGAGTCAGGGCACGCTTCTGTGGGTTGCTCACTTGCTAGGTGGCAAGTGCCTGGTCAGGGCACAGTACACGCCGTTTATGCTACGACGCTAAGCCTGGCCGCGAGGAAGTCGGAACGCGTCCAACACCTCAGCTCCTCCTCAGCTTGGAGTTGCTCAAGGACAGTCATGCCAAAAGCACGGGCATAACTATCCCTGGTCGACCAGGACACGTGATCAGAATGCTTTACTGAGCACGTGCTCGTTTGGCGCAGCCAAAAGCGTCTCGACACAGACTCTAGGGGGACTGAATCACCACCCAGACGATGGAAAAGCTTGAAAAGTTCCTCATGTACAGGAACACCCGAAGCGTAAATCATCTCCGGGGGCGCGATGGTGGCCATGAACCTACCTGCTTCCTCAACCGATCGATAGTACACGACCTGTTGCTTGTACCCATTGTAGACCTTCTTCGGGTCACGAATGAGTCGCCAATGCCCATCAACTCGAACAGGACGGGATTGGCAGAAGTCTATTGGTTCCATGTTGTTCAAGTCCACAGGAGCGTAGCCCTCAACCTTGACATCCTGAGAGAACTGAGCAAACAAGCTCCTTATCCTCTCTGAACTCACGTTGGGCACATATTCCCCTGAGACCATCAGCACAGCATCATCTCCATCGACTAACATCCTCCAATGTCGTTCAGGTACTCCGCACTCAGCCATAGCGGTTGCTATGAATAGGGATTGAAGAACTGAGTTTCCCAACCCAGTATTCAAATCACCACTCATGCGATTGCCCTTGACTTTGTACTTCACAGTACCGTCATCACAACGAAAGAAGACCTTATTGTTGAGTTGGCATTCTCCCATCCTTCTCAACTTGTCGATAGTACGGGGATGATACCCAGCACCTTTCAGCACTTTCAAGTAGAACTTCCATTCTGCTCGAAGCGCACCCTGTGAGACATGAGCGTCAAAAGCGGAGCCGTCCAGGCCAATAAAAACCGGATTCACAAGTGATGACACCATAAACTCCAATTGTGTCATACGTTGTAAAGGGTTCAAACCTTTGGCACACGTGATACGCTGAAACTTGTTAAAGCAATGCCTGTTATGGTAAAAGGCATGCTCTAGCGGCTTCATGGCGGCAAGCAAATGGGCTAGGAAAACAGGATTCCTAAATTGAATGACGCGAGGCTTATCAGCGTCTTTCAAAGGAACGTTCTCCTGTTTAACAAAGCCTGTGCATGCAGCATGACGAGGCAGCTCAAGTATTTGGCGTAATGCATCACGATACAGCTCGCGCTTCTTCGGCGGGAACCGAGACAAAATCTCCTCAATTCCAGCTTCGTCAAGCTCAGGACCAACTTGCGGCCCAAGGGTGTTTGCTGCGCGATTTAAAACCCGGGTGAAAGAATGTGGAGGGTTCCATGCCGGCGACTCAACGAATACACGAGTCTGCGCGGCTTTTACCACATTCTGGACGACATTGGCATAATTCACAGTCGTCCGCTCCAACCTGTCACTGAACCTAAAGTGACAAAGTCGGCGTTGGTTGTCCAGCACGTAGTCCCCACGCCTCACCACAAGCGTGTGGATATCCTTCCGCGCCACGTAACCCTCAGAAACTGGGTTAGCGTAGCGCCTCGGGATACTGGACCACCTCAAAAACCCTCAAGGACACCATGCATCGCAATCAAAGTGCGCGATACATGTCCCGCAGCAGCCTCACAAGAGATAGCTGTGCAGAATGGCGCAAAAAGTGCCGCCAGTGTCCGTGTCAAGTAGCCTTGGGCATCCTTGCCGTTATGCTGAGTATAGTGCCGGGTGCCAATTACCCACATTGCTCGCATAACTTGGTTTTCTGAGATGGCTTCCACCGCCTTCTCAATCGGTGTTTTGCTCCTTGCGAAGCAGGGAAAACAACCCCAGTGTCCAAACACAACGCGAAGTTGGTGGATCGCAACATCCAAGGGCTCAACCGCCTCTTGGGAGAGATCCTTCAGATGCTCCTGCTCCAGGTAAAGAGCAAAATGCATCCAAACGGTATCCCCAGTTGCTTCCTCCGAAATACTCTTCGCGAACGCTTGGCGAATGGCTTGCGCTGAAACTGTAAGCTGGCCAGGTTGAAACTGAATCTCAATACCAAGTTGAGGCATCAACACATGTTCCTTCACGAACATGATTGCCACATCTTGGATCGACTCAATCCGCCTGCCACCCACACGTTTTGCCTTATTTCGCTGTGCTTGATCTAGCACATTAAGCCAGCTGAGAGGTAGTTCGCGCCAGCGAACCGTCTTAATAACCTTCAGCGGGTCACGCTTCTCGACTTCTCGTCCAAAAGGCAAACAGCACCCAAACCTAACACCTTGGTCGTCCTCAATCGCACCAATCTCGATTTCCCTCTGTATCCGCGTTTGATTGGTTCCCGCAGGCAGAAGGGCCCTCTCCAATGGATGTTTATTACGATCCAACGAGAAGATAGGCAGTGGCACCGGATCAAATTCAACATCCGGATTCGCATTAACCGCTGCTAACGGGGTTATCACGTTTTCCTTCGTTTTTACCTCATCGAAGCCACCACAGATCATAATTGGAAACGGATCTACGGGCTCTACGAGAGGGGTTCTCCCGATTTCCTTCGGTTGCAAAGCATAGTCGGCTTCTGACTCCTGCTTGCGAGAGTCAGACCTAACAATACCCTTACGACGATCCCGGGCCATAGGATCGGATGGGGCTCTGGACTCACTGGTTTGACTAGGACCAGCTTCGTCCTCAGGGCGGGATTCACCACCCTTGTGGCCGTAACCACGTTGAGTTTTTCTCTGGTGTCCTGACATCAGAAGGCTAAG